GAGATGCCGTTCTTGAACTGGCGTGACACGGTGTCGGTTGGGTTGAACAAGCCTTTCATGCCTTCAACCAGGCCAGCGTTGGCGGCAGGGTTGACGGTGGCGTAGCGCGGCGACATCACGGCAGCGTTTTCGTTCAGCTTCTGCTGGGCTTGCAACAGCACCAAAGAAGTAGCAGGGGTCGTGCCAGGAGTGCCGACGGTCGAGTAGATCGACTTGTAGGCGTTGGCAACGTCTGCGTCAATGCTGGCGGCCAACTGCGAGATACGGGGTTTCAGTACCCGGTCTGCAAAGTCGTCCATCTGCATGGTCAGTTCAGCGGAAGTGAAGTTCACGCCGATGTGCTTCTGGCTTGCCACGGTCAGGGTCGTGAACTGCTCGTTGTCGTCCTGAACTTGCAGGGCGGCACCGTCAGTGACCAAAGCGCGGTCAGGCAGGCGGATACGCAGGGTAGAACCAATCTTGGCACCGTTAACAGCAAAGCTGTCATCGTACTGGCGGTTCACGTTGCGGGTGATCACAAGGTTGTTCTCGAGAATTTCGAGAGCCTTCCGGGTGATCATGTCAATGGTAAGAATGCTATTAGCCACGATATTTCCTTAAAAACAAATTAAAACTTACGCGCTTGTTGCGCTTTCACTTGCCTTGCTCTTTCGGCCTCAATCCACTGGCTGGTTGTCATGGTCTTGGTAGACCGTGGGTCAGTCGTGTCGTAAGACCCAGAACCCACCCCTCGGGCGGTGACTGGTGAAATCGGTTCAGGCGCACCAGAAGTGCGTTTTTGAACGGGGTTATCGGCTAACTTAGCCTCAAGCCGTCCAAGCTCTTTTGCCTGCAAAATAGGCGATAGTCGAGAAATACGATCTGCCTCTTTCGGATTTGAGCCAAGGTGATAAACCAAGTCAGGCCCAATATCCGACGATTGAATCGTCTGCGCCATCACGGTTGTGATTTTCAGGTTCGGGTTGTAGGCAACTTGTTCAAAGTCGCTGTACTTAGACCGAGCCGTTTCTTCACGCTCATGATAGTTGTCAAGAATCTCAGCTTGCTGTTTCTGGATTTCCCGCTGCTCAATCAGCTTATAAGCCTTGGCTTCTGCGTAAGCATCAACCGACTCAAACTGATCTTGCGGAGGTAAGTCCACTGCCACTGGTGGCGCAGGCTGTCGCTCTCGTTCCCACTTTCGCTGCTCTCTTGCGAGACGTTTTCCAATAGCGGCGTCAAGTTCCTCCTGCGAGAATGTCTTGCTTGCTACTTCCGGCGTTTCAACTACGGGTTCTGGTGTGGCCGCCGTGGCTTCCAGTTCCGGCGCGGGGGCTAATTCCGCTGATTGCTCTACTTCTGACATTTTGATTCCTGAGAATCCCTGGTCATTGGGCCAGTACAAATATTATAGACCTTCCCCCGGCGTTATGTAAAGCACACAAGAAGAAGCCGCAGTTGCGGTGAAATACCAAGTTGGTGGGAAGCTAAACACTTCCACAGCGCCAGCCACAATGGGCATGGCATTGCCGGTTGTTGTAACTGCCGCAGCGTTAGTTGCCGCAATAGCGGCAGTTGCACCAGCCCCTAAAAATGCGGTTATTGAACCAACATTGACAACCCGGTATTGGTTACGGGGCGGCGTTGAGGCCGTAAAATTAGGCGGAATTTGTACGGCAGTAGGTGCGCTGGAATTTGCAGTAATGGCCGTTGTAGCGCCGTTTTGGATAAACGCAGTGGTATCAGTCATGTTTGTCTTTCAAGTTTGTTCAGCGGCTCGTGCCTCAACTTCATACGGATTCATTTTATAACCATAGCGCAGTAACCAGTAGGTGTACTTGATAGCGTACAAGACCTTGCCATCCCGCCGCATCTGCTCTAGGTGCATCATTTCATGCCGTATTAAAACGTTGTTCAACTCATAGCCGGGGGCCATGTAGATGACGTTCCAAAAGCTAGTCCACCCCTGGAATCCACAGGCTTTCATGTACAGCAGGATTGGGCCAGAGGCGGTTCGTATCATGGTTGAGCAGCAGCCTTGTAAGCAGTCACCACAGCTGCCGTATGCGTTGCTTTGCAAATAGCCTTCACACGGGCATCCTCGGCGCTGTAGTCATCACCGGGGGCGACAACGTGACGGTGGAACGTGCCACTGATTTGCTTGCCATCTTCCATAATTGCGGTCTTGGTGCGAACTTGCACACAACCGTTTTCTAAAACCTCCGTGCGGTCAACTGAAACATTTTTTTCTAACATAATGATTTCCTTCGATTAAAGAATTGCTCCAAACGCTTTCCATGTCCCAGGTGTACCAGAAACAGTGCAAACCGATCCAACATATTGGCCGCTGACAGGTGTTATTGCTTCGACTATTGTGCCAACACGCCATGAACCTGTAGCTGGTGGTGAATAAGTAGTGTTTCTGACAACAGCTTTGCTTAAATTGCTGTTGATGTACACAATGTCACCAGTTCCAACGAATGTACTGGTAGTCGCATCAATATAGACCTGAGCATCGTCGTCCAAAACAACGTTTGAGCCAGAGCCGCTGAAAGCAACTTTAGCAAACGATGCAATGCCTGACTTTGCTCCAATGGCTGTTGTCATTGTCGTGTTTGTGACCTTTAATGAACCATAGTTCAAGATTCCATTGGTTGCACTCAGCAGACTACCGCCTTGTGTTGCGCTGCCAGGGATGTTTGTGATGGTCAGTGAACCTTCGTTGTAGACATTGGCGTTGACCGTCAACGAATAGCCATTGAGAGCAATTGTGATGTTTGATCGCAATGTGATCTGGCGTGTAATTGTGGCGTTCTTTTGCAATGTAATTGTGACATTGCCATTCGTTGTTGAAGAAACGACAAGCGCGGTGTCCATGTCAAAGAAATCAAGACCGGATGCATAATTTGTTGCAGTAATCGTGATGTTAGCATCTGGAACTGAAGCACCAGAAACAGAATAATCAGGATTATCGTAATGCAAATTCAACGAATTGTAAGCAACTGGCAACCACGTTTGGTAAGTATTAGAACTTCCGGTTGATGCTGTATTCTTGCTGTAAATGCTGACGGACGAATCAGGCGCAAAAATGACAGCTTGGTTATTTCCTTGTAGATCAACGTCATAAATGTTGATCGTGGCACGTCGATTTGCCTGAATGTCAAACTGGAACTGGTCGTTCTTTCCAGCAGAATACAAGCCACCACGGAACGACATGCGTGGCCGAGACTGAAGATCAGGAGCAGGTGGTGTTGCAGACTGGAAATAGTAAGCAACCTTTGCGCCCCAAAAGGTGCCGTAGTAGTTATTACTTTCCAGATAACAGTTTGTGACGTAAATATTGGAGATCAAAGTATCTTCTGGAGAGTATTTGATCATCGCGTGATTGTGCGAGCCATCCTCAACTTCCGGGCCGTACAGCACAAATGTTGAATCGGTCAAAGTGAACGCTGCACCATTGCCAAGCAAAATGCCGTTTGCGGCAAACGCATCGCAGTTCGTGATCCGGTTGTAGCCCGATGAGGTGGCAATCGCAAAACCGTTGTTCAGCGAGTTTGCCGAAAATAGGCAGTTTTCGATGACAGAATCGTCCATCGAGTCGTAGCCCGGATTGCCCTCTGTGGTGTAAACGCACAGCATGGCATCAAGTGGGTCGTAGGTGTCTGGATAGTCGTTATACGGTGGTGACAAGTCACCTTGCTGGCACCAGAACATCAGATCGCGGAACGTGTTCTCAGTGACATTACCTTTAGAGCCGGGAGCAGTGACTCCATTGCCTGCACAATAAATTCCGGTGCGGGCTTTAAAACCTAGGTTGATCTGAAAGTTTTTGAACGTGGCCCAACTAGAGCAACGTGCGTCAATCACAATGCCGCTTGTGGGGGCTGGTGGGTTGTACCAGATGGAAGTATTGAACTTGTCTTCACCGAATATGGTGAAATGATTGCGAAAACTCAAATTTAGAGTTGTCAGTATTTGATACTTGCCACGAGGAAAGTAAACGGCTTTCTGCTGCCAATAATACTCAACACTGCTTGTGTTATTAGTGGTTTCAGTGGGGTCGTATTGCTTGATGGCGTAATCAATAGCAGCTTGAATTGCATCTGTGTCATCTGCAATTCCATCGCCTTTTGCGCCAAAGTCTTTGACGTTGACTACAGCGCCCTCAATCATCGAATAAGATGCTTTAGTAAGACTCATGATTTTTCCTTAAGCCTCACCAACAATCGTGCCAATAATGTACGAAGTTCCGTTCAACGATGAGATAGATAAATAACTAATTTCAACGTCAGATTTACGAGCTGTCAGATTGATGGTAGTACCAGATGCAATAGACCCTTCAGGCATGTTTGTAGTAAACGTGACAGCGTAATCAGTTTTTAAACTGGCATTTGAGATAGTAAATGGAAGTCCAGTAATGCGAAGCGTTCCAGACCCACCAGATGCAGTAGCTGTTGCAATTTCAAACCACATAAAAACACGATTGCCAATTTTTGTATATTTGCCTGTTTGTGTTGAATAAGTCGCAGTTGGATTTCCAGTTGTTCCACCCCATGCTGGTGTCCATGTTCCTTCTTCATAGTCGTCCAACAACTCGCTGGTCATGCCAGGAGCAGAAGGGTCTGCGGAAAAGTCAATGCCTTTGCCTGCGGTGCCAATGACGAGATTGCCGGTAGATAGGGTAACGTTACCAGGCAATGTGATAGGCGTTGCAATCTGGCTGGCGTTGATGACTGAGGTTGTGGCTTTTAACATGGCAGTTCCTAGTTGTAAACAACTTCAATAATGGATGTGTATGGCGGCGCTTCGCTAAACGTTACCGTGCCGCTAGTGACCGTGTAGGTGTTGCGGTTTTGATACACACCGTTGATGTAAATGGCGGTAAACCCGTTGACCACAGAGAAAGCAACCTGCGAACCTGTGCCAGTAGCGTTGCTTGAAAAGGTTGTGCCGTTGATGTTGTCTACCGTCCAGATCAGCACGTTGGTGGCGCTGTACAAGGCAAACTTGTAAATAGCCCCACTGAGCCACACATTGGCCTCGCCACGGCTGTCTAGGATGATGGGGTTAGTGTTGGCAGTGTTGCCTGTGGAATCGGTGTAGGACGCCAATGGAGTCGTTGTACCGGCAGCGTAGGTATACAGCTTCCCGCCCACCAGCGGCGCGCCATTGGCGTCAAAGAATTGCAGCTTGGGCGTTGGGGCTAAAGATGTTGTACTCATGCTAAAAACCTCAACTTGTAGAGAGTACGCAGATAAATCTCAACAATGTTGTCAATCAACTGCTGAAGCGAACTGTCAGATTTATCGCACACTTCATAGCGTACTTTTTCAATCTCATCTAACTGGCTTTGAAGAAACTCAATAATGTTGGCCGTTTTTTTGTTGTTGCCCAGCGTAATCTGACCCATCAGGCCATACCGGCCTTGGTAGGCTTCAGCAAAATCATCCGCAGCACCAACAATACGTTCGTAAAAAATATTGAGCGCAACGTGTTTGGAGTAGCTACGGGTATTCAAATGAACGCTGTGCGCTACATCACGCGCCAGAAACAGCATACCTACAAATTCATTGCCTTTCATTGTGGCATCTCCTGTGGTTGCATTTCCATTTCTGGCATACCAATATCACGCCCTGGCATTTCATTAATCAGGTCGCCGCTGGTAATCATGCCGTGGATTGTACCTAGCACCACCTCTTGCACCTGATCTGGCGTCATAGCAGCCGACAAGGCAGTCATGCGCTTGGTTTCTACATCGTAGGCTTTGACCTCAGAGTCAAAACGCTTGATCTCCAGAGTTTGCGCTTCCATTGACTGCTGGACGTTTTGCAACATTTCTTGCATTTGCTGCATCTCTTGCCCCATCGCTTGCATTTGCATATTGGCAGCCTGCAGGGCCGGGTCTTCATCGTCGCTTAAAAGTTTGGGGTCAATAGTCTTAGCCAGCCGTTTAGCCAACTCATCCGCACCAGGCCAGTCCATTGCTTTAACAAACAAGTCGCCTGCAATCTGCATAAGCGCAGGGTTGCCTTGCAGCAATTGCGCCATTTCTTCCCGTGTCTCTTGGCGTCTAGTGCTGTAGCTTGGGCCGGTGGTCACCACCACATCGTACTTGCCGACGTTGGGGTTGTAAATCTTGTCAATCTCAATGCCCTGCTGGTCGACAATCCGTTTAACCGGCTCCTGCTGCGACGGGTCAATCTTTGCCATGTCCGTGTCGCCATCCTCGCCAATAATCCGCGCAATACGCTGGGTATCGTAGATTTTGGGGATCATGTCCACCAGTTGCCGGGTCACGTAGCGGATAGCCCGAGCCAAATTGTCAACATAGTGGTAAGTACCAACGTCACCCTCGCGCTGACGGGCTAGGATAGCCTTGCCGCTGCGCTCGTTGCCGCCCATACCTAGACTAGCGTTGTACTGCCCTGTTGCAGCCTTAATGTCCTCAGACGCTCCTGATTTGGCTTGCAAAAGGCCAGTAGAGGCCATTGGTGGCTGTGCGCGTTGTGGTAGTGGCAGACTCCCGCCAGCACCGTCTGTAACGTCTGGATTGACCTCAAGGTAGGGCCAGTTGGTGGTGTTGGCGGTCTTCCACTGAGTCTCATAGCCTTCAAACTGCCCACCGTAGCCAATAAACGGGGCTT